TTGGATGGTGTAAGTAGGGAAGCAACCACAACGGCTGCAGCGCGACCTGCATCATCCATGTCAAACATCAAGATAACTTTGTCAAAACTCTCAACAAAATCGAGTGAGTTTTGTATAGCTTTCTTTGCTGCCTGTGCCCCATTGGGCAAACTGCATACGGGAAAACGGTTCTGTTGGCATTGGCTCATAGAGAGGCAATCAAGTTCGCCCTCTGTTAAAACCAACATCTTACCACCTTCACGCCAGAGGTGTTGACCATACAGGCCAGCCTCTTTTGGTGAGCCTAGAAACTTAAAGCTCTTATCCGCAAACCGTATCTTCTGCGCGACAATCTTACCTTCGTTGTTTCTATAGTTGGCTACCTGAACCAACTCACCATTGTATTGTGAAACTGTGTACCCAAACTTGCGACATGTTTCTTCAGTCAGCTTACGTTTGGCTAGTGCTTTAGGCTCACCCGTTGGGATAAGACCAGTGTTTTGTGAGGGACGTAGTTCAGTCACGTTGTCACCTCTCGACTTGCTATATGTTCCACAAGAAAAACACCATGTGCTTCCATCATCATAGACACCCAAGGCATCTGATGAACCACAGTCAGCACATGATGTATGTTGTACGAAGTTAGCTGAGTTTGTATTCTGCATACTTCGCGCCACTTGGTGCACGTTTCATTGTCATGTTGATTGAAACGCCACGATCTTTTAAGCGACCAACTACTGCAGCCAAACGCCAGATATTATAGTTGGACTGTGCCTCTAGTGGTGAGATGCTGCCGTATTTCTGCAGGTGCTTTTTAACGATATCCATTTGTGTCATGGTTTTCTCCTAGTTGTCAGGTTCGTTTGGATTTAGTGAGTCCCGAAGCATCTCGTAGATTGCGAGAAATGCGTCGAGAGGCCACAGTAAGGAAGCTATGAGTAGGCTCAGTGGTGTGAGGCTCTCACCTTCCTGTAGACTGTCCACAATGACACCCATGAAGAGACATGAGGCCAAGAGGTAGACGAATAAAGTTAGCAAATTTTTTCTCCACAAAATAAAAGGCCCACCCGAAGGTGAGCCAGTGGAAACGTCTAGATGCTATGGTGCAACTTAATCAGAAAGTCTGTTCTAACTTATCTTCGTTGTACCATAACTCTGCGTCGAAGTTGGGGCATGTCTTACCTTTATCAAAGTCCGTATGTCCTTTGACTTTAGCTGTAGGGAAATGCCAATCTTTCCATTGATCGATCAGATCACGAAGGGACTCGTACTGTTCATCAGTGAAGTTAAGTGCGGGTCCATCTTTTGATCGGTTCATACCACCAATTAAGCAGATGCCCTTACTGGAACTATTCATGCCTTTAACATGGGCACCGTTCTTATCCAGTGGTCGCCCTAATTCTACAGTTCCATCGCGCTTGATAACTGCATGATATCCACAGCCCATCCACCCCTTCTCACGATGCCATCGGTCAATTGTTTCAACGCCAATGTCCATGCTGTCTGGTGTGTATGAGCAATGCACAATGATGTATTTAATATTACTCATTTAACCATTCCTCGGGTGTAACCTTGGCGGCGTATGGGAAGCCATGCTTCTCACACCACATCGCGTAGGTTGTCTTTGATTGTTTGGAAATTTTTGTGTTTGGATTTGTGAACACGAACCTGATATCTAGATCAGGATATTGCTGCTTAACTAAGATCATTTTTTGTCGATCTGCAGTAAGGAAGCGGCCTTTGGTTTCACATATTATGGTCTTGCCTGTGCGGGTCTTGATGTAAAAGTCTGGGGTATACCGAGCCTGTCGCGCTGGGACTGTGTAGAAAAGCTTGTGCTCTTCATACTCAAACGAGATACCCTGAGATGTAAGAAAGGCGGCAAGGTGTTCTTCTAAACCTGACCGCCATCCGTTTGCTAATGCCTGTTTGCGTACCTTTGACTTCGACCCTAAGTTATTAGAAGTCTGCGTCTTCGCCATCGAATACGGGCACCTCTTCTTTTACTTGGTCACCAACAAATCCATCCTCGACACTGAATGCATCGGCTGCACCTGATGCGCTGCCAGATAACTGGATAACTTGAACTGCGTTGGGACGTAGTGATAGACCAACCATCTTGGTGGATGGCATTGCGTAACCAATAGCCGTACCTGCGATGCGTAGCTCTGAGCCACCACCAATCTGTGCGTCTGTTGGTTCCTTACGGCTGTCAAACAAAGCCACCTTCATGTTCAGGGTGGAACCTGATCGTGTCTGGATGACTGCTTTCTGTTTAAACTTGAAGACGTAGTTACCTGTCAGGTCACCTTGGTCATCAACCTCTTCTTCATACAGGTCAGCCATTTTATACTGCTTGACCTTTGGGTCTTTGCGGACTGCCTCTTCGAGAAAGGTAGAACGGATTGCCTCTAGCTGTTTAACTAGAGGCTGTGCGTCTTCCGCTGATAGACGTAGCTTTGTGTGGTACTCACCCTCGGCTACGAATTTTGTGTCGGGTGTATTTAGGTGAGGCCATACGGCTGTACCTTTTGGTGTTACAAACTTAGACATGTCTGTTCCTTATGAATATTTTTTGATATCAACACCCGCTTCCAGAAGTCGGGCTAGTAGATCAGTGGGAACTGCCATTGAGTTCCGACGATGGTACTCAGCGATGTTGATAAGTAGTTGTTTGTTCTGCATCCTGTTTCCTTTCGTTACTGCTAGATGCTATGGTGCAACCTAATCGTTTCGGGTTAGAGTTAGGCAAAGAAAAACTCACTCTGCCTAACCTGTTCAACATCCAGATCACCACGTTCAGGCAATGCTGGTAGCTCTTTACCAATCAGACCTTCACCCTCGTCTTTGAATCGCTGCAGTGGGTCGTTCTCTACATACAATTCAACAAAGGTTTCACGGAGACAGGCACCAAGCATTTCAACGTCAGCCGCATGACACCCAAATGAGTCATGTATCATTGCGAAGTGGGTAACACCGTTAAAGGCGGCGGTGTTCACGGTCATACGAAGGTGGCACCCATCGTTTGCATGAACCCAATTGGGACTGATGCCGTTTCCTTGACGACGACGATCAAGCTTGTTCTTGATAGCCTCAGTGATTGTTAGATACACCAACTGGTCACCAAACTTGGTCTTTACCCTACGCTTTGCCATGTCTGGATAGTTCTGCATGACAGGGAACCCATCGATGGTGGTCCACACGATAGGCATGTTGTCGGCTGCGAGAACACGGGCGCATTCCTGTAGCCAATCCATTCCATCCTTGGCAGCAATCACTGTCTCGTTGATAGAGGTCCAGACATGCTTGGCTAGGTAGATAGCTGCTTCAAACTCGACACCGTTGAGTGCACTGACATAGTTAGGGTCTTCCTGTCTACGCTTTGCATCCGTATCCATGATGTACTCTTGGACAAATGCACGGGCTGAGTAGAGGGTAGAACCGTAGACACGTGTCATAGTAGTACGCTTGGCAGTCTTACGGGTCATGCCGTAGTCTAGCCATGCCTGTGCCATGTCTTTCAAATCCTTTTGGGTTAGATCGGCACGTACTTTTTCTATCGTTTTGTCTATTACGGTCTGGTAGATATCCGCAGGTCTATCTGATGGTATCAAATTGGTCGCTGCAGCACCAACAGCATCGCCTAACGCAGCACTAAAATGCTGTAGACCAGAACAAGAACCATCCTTTGCGATGGGGATGTAAGACACGTGGTCATAGCCATAGTTATGGTAGCCAACCCACTCGTGACAGAACGCTAAGAAACACCAAGGGTCATCAGCTTCTTTAGCCCACCATAGGTCACCCATAGGGTCTGTACCTGCCTGTAAGATACGCTCTTGGTTTTCTACTACCCAATCAACACGCTCTTGCATTGATGCCTTGTCATAGCCGTAGCAATTGGCACCGTGGATTGCGAGTTCACATGCAGCCTCGTTAGTTCCGAGAGCTTTACCATCAGCAAACTGTAGCAACCCTTTCGCTAGGCTATTGCCTTGTGGGTTGAGGTACATAGGTGCGGGGTAGATACGACCACGAAAGTCCATCGTGTGTGGGAAGTATATACTATCATATATACAGAACTTCTCAGCTATCGCTCGTATCTTTGAAGTCATCAATCGCTTTGACTTGATGCGAATGTTTTCTTCATAGACTGCAGTCGCTGCCTTTTTCCAAGCTTTAAACTTAACCTTCTCTTGGTCTGTAAGCTTGCTGCTATCCTGATCTTTTGCAATCGGAACTGGTGGGATTGGAATATCCTCACCACTAGGTAGATCAGCTACAGGCAACCCCTTGTCGTGTATGATCTGGAAGGTAGCCAACACAAACTCATTCACCTTCCAAGGTGTACGCTGGATGTGATTGATAGCCTCATAAACAGGGGCCATTTGATTTGGCATGTTCTCCAGTTCTTCGAGATAGTTTCTGTTCTTAGTTTTTACCAAAGTCAGAGGCTTCGCATCGATGGTAAGATAACCCCCACCACGTGGACCTTCCCAATCTACAGGTGGAATGACCATCGGTAGATACACAGGGTTCAGCATCTGCGCAGCATCATGGTTCTTTTCGATGAACGAAATGACCTGTGCGCTGGGCGTTACGATCTTGTAGGTTCTGTTTCTGTCTTCACGTTTGTCTGTGATTTCAATGAACCCTGTAGTTTTCTTGAAGAGTTCCACGAGAAACATACCGACATGTAGCCGTTGCTGTTCAGGCCAGTTAGTCCATGCATCACAGTAGCGATTGTATGCATTCACAAGGTTACGTCTTTTACGAGAACGTGTTGTGTCTATCTCGTTCAATAGTTTCTTAAATAGCCAAGGGTGTTTCTCTTGGAATGATGCATACCGAAGTTCATCTTCTAGATTTTTAGATATCAACACGGCAACTGATTGAAGCTTGTTGGTTCTGCTAGTCAGCTTGTCGATGACTGTCTTTGAAGTCATGTAAGCTACAACCTTTAGATCAAATTCTTTGATGATCGGAATAGCCGAGTGTCTAACACCTGACTTACCACTATTAGCTTCCTTAATGGCTTCCTCTAAGGCTATCACCATAGGTTCTATAGCTCTCTTCATTAGTGGTGCCCCGTAGTAGGTAGCACTCTCTTCTTCTTTCTGAATTCTTTCAGTCAACTGTGAGTTAAATCTTTGGATAGTCATTGCTCGGCTCTCTTTTTCTAGAGCCTCTTGTGTAAGGTACAGATCGTTGGTCATTCTGTGGTTTCCTTTAGGGTTGGAGCTATGGTGCAACCTAATCGCCATGCCTGTTGCACCTTGGTGTAAATCTTTGGGTACTGACATGATGGTTAGGTCACCTTTCGGGTTAGAATATTTTCTTAAAAACCCCACGTTCCCTTAACTGAAACCCAAAGAAACGTGGGGTCTAACCGCCATTGACTAGTTGTATCTGTGTAACAATTCGTTATTCGTTACAAAATAAGATACAAATAAATCAATAACTTAGTTTTTTATAAGACGCAGCGGTGTAACCTCTGCACCCTCTTTTGCTACCTCGTTTGCACCATCAAGTGCAGCAACTGCATCATCAAGGCGTTGAGGTATGAAGTGTGCATAGCGTTGTGTCATCTGCAGTGAGCTATGCCCCATCCATTGCTGGACAGTTCGGATGTCTACATTGTTTGCCAGTAATCGGGTGCAGCATGTATGCCGCAACATATGTAGAACAAATTGGTTGTCATTGATGAAGCCGAGACACTCACGCATTTCACGCCATGCCTTGTACAACAGGGTGTCTGAGATATCAGCGAACACAAAATTATCACAGACTTTTGCACCGACACTGCGAACACGTAGGATATCTTTAACACGTTTAGTCATACGCACAGTTCTCGGTTCGTTAGTCTTGGTTTCCCAGAACGTGATGCGACCAGTGCGCAGGTCCATGTCTTGCCATTTAAGGTACAACATTTCAGACTTTCTAGCACCAGTATCGACAAGAAACATTGTCACCTCTGCATACTTTTCCATCCCTGCAGAACGAAAGAACGCAATCACATTGGCTTCCTCTTCGTGTGTCATAAATCGAATGCGTCCGTTGCGTATCTTGTCACCCTTCACAACAGGTGCACGTTCAGACCTATGCCCCCGTGCGTGTGCAAAGTTTAACATGCTTCGGATGGTTGCATTCATCACATGCATAGTTGATGCCGAGTAACCTTGCTTGCGGTTATGATCTACAAAGTTATTCAAGGTAACCTCATCGATAGCATTCACACGTAACCGAGGCCCAAAGTAGGCAAGGATATGAGTGCTTACCCAGCGCAGGTTGTTTGACTTAGTTCTATGAGACTTCAAACGGGCCTCTGTGAATGCGTCTACAGTTTGACGTAGGTTCCACAGTTCATGCGTTGATAGCGCACCTGTGCGGCCTGTCCGTAAGTCTGAGGCAGTCTTCTCAGCCTCTGCAAGTGTGTTAACAGTTCTCGTGGTGCGGTTCCCGTCTATCATGACAGACACACGGTACTTTTCACCACGTTTGATTATTCCTTTAGGTAGTTTCTCCATAGATTTTCTCACTCATTCTGTTTGCCAAGTCTTTACCCTTGGGTGTCAACTCGACAATCCGTTGACGTTCATCAGTAGGGTCAATCGAAATACGCAAGAGCTTAAAACCTGTCTCGTGAATGTACGAACGGTCAGCCATACTGCGCATAGACCTATTGATAGTGGTTTGAGTCATACCCAAGGCATCGGGTAGCTCGTTGGTGTGTATCACTCTGTTGTTATTTGCTGCGATGAAGCAGAAAACACGCAAGTGATTGATAGTGGCCTTGTAGTAAACGTCAGACATTAGAGACATGGCGTCAGCTACGTTCTGTAGTCCTTTCATGGTTACGTTCCTTTTTGGGTTTCAGTATCTCTAAAGATACGTTGAAAATACCCACTCGTGCAACATGCATCGTGCTTATTTCGCATGTTATTTTTTGCAACCTCAATGTTGCGTCGTTCTTGTTTTTTCGTTCAATCCAAAAATCGATTATCATTTCATTTTCCTTACATGTTGATAAGAGGTTTTATACGGCAACCTAAACCGCGATTTTCGTATCATCATGATACTTTGAGCTATCTCCTTTCCCGATAGAAAACATGGTTCCCTATCGTCACGATGTAGTTAACTTTAGGACTGTTGACCCAATAGGGTCTGACTGTTTTAGAGTGGTAGTGAGTAGCCGATAGTTCGTATTCATGCCCTTGAATTAAAGCTTTTGCCATGTACTGACAGGTTGTCCAAGCATTATGGTCAGTAACATTTTGCACCGCATCGTTAGGCGTTGTTTTATCAAGAAAACTGAACTGTTTAGACTGTGTAACAACACCACAAACAGTGTCTGGATAGTCTTGATCTGCAACACGATTTAAAACTACTTGACCAACTGCCAACTGGCCTTGGATGGGTTCGCCCCTTGCCTCGTAGTAAATAGCAAGGGACAGGCAGGTGACTGCAGATAACATCAAAACGGTGGTTCCTTATCGTCGGGCGTAGGTTTCCACGCCACATGATTGCGGTTGATGGTTACTATAGGTTCAGGGTTAGAATTAGGCCCAAAAAGCTCATGCATGAAGTTGTCGATGCCTATTGGACTTGG